CCATTGGCCCGCGCGCTGGATTGCCTCGTTTGCATGCTCAACAACCGTATAGGATGCGTCGATAACGTCGCCAACCGCGCTGGCATTGTGGCGAAGCTTGATCCGCCCATATTCTTCGTCGCAGACGACCATGCCATTCATGCAAACAAGCCGGAAAAGGCCCGCATAAAGTTGGTATGAGCCCGACCCGTCGTGAGAATTGACTAGTACCAATTCTGGGAAAATTCCTCCTAATTCCTGCACGCCGGGCACATTGCGGGCCCGTAGGCGAACCATGTGTTTGGTGTACGCCTGACGCGTGCCGTCCTTACGGACGCGCGATTGCATCGCCTTAGTTATGGCGAACCGGTCGCGAAGGCCCATTAGGATGTCCATCGTGCTGATAAAACCGTATTTATCCGACCGTGAGGGATGGGCTTCCGTCGCCACGACGGACGGCACCGCCGATTGCAAATCGGAAAGCATGATAGGGGCGGAATTGAAGTCGGTTGTTGCGACCATGTTCTTATAAAGGTGTTTCATAACTGATTTTCCCTGATAAGCCCGGCTTGATTGCCGGTGCTAGTTTTCTCTTAAAGATTTTCGTCCGATTCGCCTAGTTATTTTCGAAACCGTTTTCGTGCATTTGGCCCATTTTAGGGCAAGCTTGCATATTGCATTTTTGCAAGTTAGATTTTTGCAATGATGCAAACAAGTTATGGAACGGATGCAATGCCCTTTAAGAAAGGCGAACGTCCGCCTAATCCCGGCGGGCTAACCGTCCGCCAAATGAGAACGCGGCGAATGATAGAAGGGCTCGGCCAAGCGGCCGTTGAGCGGCTCGGCCAGTTGCTGCAATCCGATAATGAAACCGTCGCGCTAGGTGCCGCAAAGGAAGTGCTCGCCCGCGTCGCCCCGATACCAAAGCAGGCGAAAATCGACGTAAACGTCGAACATGGGCCAAACGCCCATTTGGCCGCACTAATCTCGCTTGCGCGCAAATCGCCCATTTCGGGTCATGCCTTGCCAAATGAGACAACAACCCCATTACTGGACATCACGCCCAAATTGGGCAACGAGGCAAGCAATCGGGTTGTCAATGGGCACAATGAGGACATTGACCCAATTCGGGTTGTCAATGGGGCGAATGAGGACATTGACCCAATTCGGGGCGTCGGTGCACAAATTGAGCAAGCAATTGACGATATGGTCCACGATGCCGAAGATGAGGACGATGACCCAATCTGAGGCGCTGGGCTCATTCTGGGTCAACGGACCCATTCTGGGTCGCCCATTATGGGTCGCCGGACCCATTTTGACCCCCCGTTACGGTGGGGCCCCGGTGGGGGCGGTCTGGGCCATGACCATCCGGTCGCTGTAAGGAAAAAATTATGGAAGAGGCTGCACCCCCTCCCCCTACGCCCTCCACGATGGAAGCGGCCTACGAATTATTTGTAGAAACTTACCGAAACAATCCCGTCGAGTTTGTGCAAGTAGTGCTAAACGCCTCCCCCTTGCCGTGGCAGCAACAGTTCTTGAACTCTATTGCAAAAGGTGAACGCCGCATCTCCGTGCGCGCAGGCCATGGTGTCGGTAAATCGACCGCCTGCTCATGGGCGCTCATCTGGCACATGCTCACCCGCTTCCCACAGAAGGCCGTGTGTACCGCCCCCACCTCCGGGCAGTTATTCGACGCATTGTTCTCTGAAGTGAAAAAATGGATAAACGTCCTCCCGCCCGTCCTACGCGACAGCATCGAGGTTTTCTCAGATCGCATCGTACTAAAGGCCGCTCCCGAGAGTTCGTTCATAAGCGCGAGAACGTCGAGTGCGGAGAGGCCGGAAGCACTAGCGGGTGTCCACTCGGAGAACGTCCTGCTGATCTGCGACGAAGCGAGTGCTATCCCGGAGCCGGTATTCGAGAGTGCTGCGGGTTCGATGTCTGGACACGCTGCCACGACTGTCCTGATCGGGAACCCGACCCGGAATAGCGGGCTGTTCTTCCGCACGCACCACCAGTTGGCGAACGACTGGAAAACGATGCACGTCTCGTGCAAAGACAACCCGCTCGTCTCAGAAGACTTCGTCCGGCAGATCGCTGCGACCTACGGCGAGATGTCCAACGCCTTCCGCGTCCGTGTCATGGGCGAGTTCGCCCTCCGAGACGATGACGTACTGATCCCCGCAGAACTCATCGACGCGGCGGTAGAACGTGACGTGGTGCTAGATCCCACTGCGCCTCTGATCTACGGCCTAGACGTGGCGCGCTTCGGTGATGACCGCACCGTGCTGTGCAAGCGACAGGGCAACGTGGTCGTCGAACTGAAGCATTGGTCCGGGGCCGACCTCATGGAGACAGTCGGCAAAGTGGTCTACGAGGCCAATCTGGAGCGTCCCGCTGAGATCTGCGTTGACAGCATCGGCATGGGCGGCGGTGTTGCAGACAGGTTGCGCGAGCAGGGGTTCAATGTGCGCGACGTGAACGTGTCGGAGAGTGCGGCCATGAACCAACAGGCCTACCGTTTGCGAGACGAACTGTGGCTCGCGGCGAAGGACTGGCTGCAATCGCGTGCGTGCAAGTTGCCTAGAAACGACGACCTGCGCCAAGAGTTGGCATCCCCGCGCTACAACTTTGCCTCGAACGGGAAGATCAAGGTGGAGGCGAAGGCCGACATGAAGCGACGGGGGCTGCGGTCGCCGGATCTCGCGGACGCGCTGTGTCTGACGTTCGCTAGTGCCGCCGCCCAAGTGGGTGGGCGGGCACCGGCTTGGGTGCCCGGCAAGGCATTGAGAAGGAACGTGAGGGGCGTGGTGTAGTGTAGGCAATAGACTTTTCCGTCCACAACGGGTATTTTATTGCCTTCCCCTACATCGCGGAGTTTTCCCATGAAGAAACCCACTAAGGCCCAGAAGAAGATCGGCAAGGTCATGGGCGAATTCAAAGGCGGCACGCTGCACTCGGGCAAAGGCGGTCCGGTCGTGAAGTCGCGCAAACAGGCTGTTGCAATCGCCATGTCGGAAGCTGGCATGTCCAAGCCGAAGGGCAAAAAGAAATAATGCATTTGCACTTCTACGAAGGCATCCAAGGTTGGTTCAACTTTGCCTCTGCCTATAAGGAAGCGGTGCAAAAAGCCGACCCGGGCGCTGTCTTCGTAGAGGTCGGAAGCTGGAAAGGCCGTTCAGCCGCCTTCATGACGGTCGAAATCGCCAATTCGGGCAAGGACATTGAGTTCCATTGCGTGGACCATTGGAAGGGTTCCGACGAAGACGCGCACCATAATGACCCCGACCGGGCCAATCTATTTGACGTTTTCAAGAAAAACCTGCAAAACGCGCCCGTTCCCGTCAAAATGCACCGCGAAGACAGTGTGATTGCCGCCGGACGCTTCAAAAATGAGAGCGTTGACTTCATTTGGATCGACGCGGGACACGACTACGACAGTGTCAAGGCCGATATTCTGGCATGGTGGCCTAAATTGAGGCCCGGTGGTACTATCGGTGGAGATGATTTGCCGATGGACGGCGTTTTCCAAGCAGTAACCGAGATTTTCCCGCACTATGATGCTGGTAATGAGACTGGCTGGTCATGGTGGCGAGTTCGTAAGGGGGCCTGACAGTGGCACGCGAATACGAAGTGAATTATGAGCTCGACGAGGGCGTTTCCCTAGAGGTCAAGGACGGGGAAAAAGAGAAAAAGTACAAAGTCACGCCGGAAGGCGGCATAGAAGCCGTCGAGGATGACGAAGAAGAGGGCAATGGCGGTCCGTACATGGCGGACGGCGAAGAAGCGTCCGAAGACGAAGAGATGAGCGAAGAAGAGTTTTCCGCCGTCGTAGGCAGTGCCATTGACGATGCAGCGGATTACATCGACCAGTACGTCGCGCCCGCGCGCGAAGCAGCGACCGCGTATTATAGGGGTGATCTTTTCGGGAACGAAGAAGAAAATCGTTCCACGATTGTCCTGACCGAAGTCCGCGACACGGTCCTGCAAGTCCTGCCTTCGCTGCTGCGTGTGTTCACCTCCGCAGAAAAAGCAGTTGAGTTCGTGCCACGCAGCATGGAAGACGTGCCGATGGCGGAACAGGCCACGGATTACGT